ACCATCTTTAAAGCTTTGCTACGCTTCTGACCTAGATTCTTTTCCAATTCATTAAGCTTGGTCATGCGCTCACGCAATAGAGATATATCAACCATATCAGAGGTTTCATTTGTTATCTTGGCCATCAAATCTTCGATAGAACCAGATTGAGTATCAATTCGATCTTGCAGAAATTTGATGCTATCCTCAAGCTTTTCTATGGTATCAGCTTTGATTTTTTCATCATGATCATCGCGAGATTTTTGTATGCGAATCATTTCTTCGACTGAAGAAACTTCTTTGTCAGCTAATACCAATTCGCTTTTGTTTGCACTCACACGATCTTTAAGGAGAGAAGACATGGTAGAAAACACGCGGATATCAAGCAGGTCTTCAATCACCTCGCGACGAGTTGATGTCGGTAGCTGCATGAAAGGCACGAATGATGATGAACCTAGAATCACGATCTGTGTGAATGATTTCATATTCATTCGCAGAATGGTGCGCTCTAGCATTTCTTGCTGATCACGAGATGCAGCAAGTTGGTCCATCATTTGTCCATCGCGATGGATTTCAAATACGGTTGGTTTGATACCTCTGCGAATCAGATAGGAGCTACCGGCAACATTAAATTCAATCTCAACCTCAACATCACGGCCATTGATCGAATTAGCTAATTGGTCTTTCTTAATTTTACGAAACGGCTTGCCATATAGACCAAAGCACAGAGCATCTAGAATCGTCGATTTGCCAGCACCGTTCGTACCGACAACCAAAGTATTTTGATTGCGATCTAATTCAACCTCTGTGAAAGCATTTCCAGTGGATAGAAAATTCTTCCACCGAACCTTTTTGAAATGAATAGCCATATTATTCAGATGACTCCATCAGTATAGCCTCATTATAAAGTCCACGCATTAATTTTTCAAGATTAGGTTTGTCAACACCAATCTCAAGTGCTTGAATATATTTTGACAGTATTGTTAAAGTATCTTCGGCCTCACTTAACAATTCATCATCACTAATCACATCCATATTACGATGATCTTCAACTATGCTGACATCGAGAGGCGACATCGCATATATCTTACCCATAAACAAATCAAACCAATATGGGTTAGTTTTACCTTGAACAATAACCTTAACATGTTTACCTGACATATCAGGCATAGACTCAGTAAGCTTTTCTAGCGTCTTACCCTCATCATCATACCAAACCTTCTTAAAGATGGTCATATGATTTTGCACAAATTCTAATTCTCGTGTCTCAGTATCAAAAATATGAAACCCGCGAGGATCAGCGCAATCAGACCAAATCATTTCATAGGGTGCACCAAGATAATGAATATTACCTTTGCGCGACATGTGATGATAGTGACCAGAGAATACCATGTCAAATTTATCAAATGTGACAGGCTCAAATCCTTCATGTGAAGGCATACCGCGATACATGTCAAAGCCTTTGACTTCAAGATGACCCATGGCCACTTGAGCCTTAGTATTCTTGATCAAATCAATACTAGCTTGATAGTTTTCTTGATTGATCCAAGGTAGAAATAGCATATCGGATCCGCCAATAGTAACTTCAGCCGGATCCATGTATAGATTTATATTATCATTACCAGCAAATAACTCACGCATTGCATTGATATCATTTGTATTCTTATATGGAATATCATGATTACCAACGAGAATATGAGTATCATAATCGACCAAACGATCGATAAAGCATTGCCGCATACGCCTCAAAGTGACATATGATATAAATTTGCGGCGATCAACTATATCACCTAGATGTAATATAGTTTTAATGCCTCTGGATTCTAGGGTAGGAAAAAATAGCTCATCATAAAACCTCACAAAATAATCGAGGAAATCCGAGCTATCATTTCTAGCGCCAAAATGGGTATCTGTGACTATTGCAACTTTCATACAGCCATCATATCACGTCTTGTTCTACCTTGTCAATGGTTTTCTTACGTTTCTTTCTGTTTCGCCTGCTCTCATCAAAGCTGGTCATGAATTTTTCCATTTGCTCTTGCGACCATTCACCGTAGCTAATATCATCATTGAATCTAGACCCAGACCGCTTGTCAGATTCTTGAACATCGCTCGTCTCATCCATAAGATTTGCTCTCTCAATGGCCGCATATTTTGTATAAAGATATTTCTTTTCTTTTTGAATGCGTCGAATAAAAGCAAAATAGATTATCTGCGTGAAGTATGCAAATGGGTTCTGAGACTTACCTGGGTCAAAATTACCAATATATTGCAGACAATTTTCGATGCCGTCTGAAATCATTTCCTCACGAAATGGATAGTTTGAGAAGTTAGGCTTGAAGGCTAGATGCGTCGCAATCTTCATGATACACTCGCCGATATAGAAAGGCACTCGCGGTTTTTGTTCACCCTTCTCTATTGCTTCAGTTACCGCCTTGCGGTATTCAACCATGGCTGCGTATAGGTCTGCGTTCTTAACATAATGTTTTTTGCTTGACATTTTATAATCTCCTGGTATAATAGGCCTTGCCGTTTACAGGGTATACTATATTACTCTTTAAGTTTTATGGTATGCATCTCATACTTAAACCCTTCTTGATTATACATCTTGATGCGTTCGATCAAGTGGTTCAAAGTATAGTTTCTGCTAGTTTTGCTTGACATATCATCGGCTACATCAAATAGTGTGCAAGAGTCTTTGGTATCACCTTTGCGAAGGCCTCGGCCGATAGATTGCAAGGTACGCACTCGACTCTTAGTCGGGCTAGCAAAGATTACATTGTGTAGATTACGAATATTAATACCAGTGCTAAACGTACCATAAGATGCTATGATAATATTGTTATCGCCAGACTCTGCTAATGTGCGAATACCATCACGATCTTCTGCTTCTGTGCCACCATGAACAAAAGATACAATCTTGCCTCGTTCATCAGCTTTAGCCGATATCATTTGGTTTAATATCTCACCGTGTTTTTCAACCAATGCATATAGCACTAGAGTATTACCATTGAGCGACAAAGCTAGATTACGAATGAATTTGTTTCTAGCATCGCTTGATACTATTCGATCAATTTCATCTTGGTAAGATGCATCTTTTGACAAAGGTTCGGGATGCTTCAATACCAATACCTTGATTGCTAAATCTGCAACATGGCCCGCATCCATCAAGTCTTTGGTCTTGACCAATCTTTCAATCTTACCAAATAGACCTTCTAGAACAAGTTCATTGACTTCAGAACCATCTAAGGTACCAGTCATACCAAATCTATATTTTGTTGAAGGCATCTTAGTCATTATAGTAATAAGACTCTTAGCCTTAAAAAGATGTGCTTCATCACCGATAATCGTATCAAACTGAGAGAAAAATTCTTCACCCATCTCATATACGGACTGCCAAGTAGATACTGTAACTCCGTCTACAGCTTTCTTTTCTTGACCGCCTCTGATGCCATGTATCTGACCGATATATCCGTAGTCTTGAAAATCCTTGACCATCTGAATAACCAGAGATACCGTAGGTACCACAATTAATGTGCGGCCGCCAAACCATTGTGATATAAGATATGCGACCATTGATTTACCGCTGGCCGTAGGTGATATGAATACAGCACGACGCATACGAATGGCTAATGCAAGCGCACGTATCTGATAATCTCTAGGCTCTACTGGCAGCTTTAGGTCATGAATAAAATCTTGAATCTCGACTAATGATGCTTCATCTTCTGAAATAAGATCATCATCAACTGATACATCATAACCAGATTCTTCTAAAAATGATCTAACGCTATGGGCTAGCCCTGCATACATTGTATAATTGCGAGCATTGAATAGACGAACTTTACCGTCCCAGACTTTGCTTCTATAAGACGGCATGAATTTTGCGCCAGGTACTTCGAAGGTATATTTTTCTGATACCTCTCTTGCAACAGAACCTGAGCATTGTAGGCGCATGGTTGATTCATCGATTTTAAGAATATGTACCAGCTCAGTCATTTCATACCTACAGTTAGCTTGCGCCAGTCAATTACATTTTTGATCTGGAAGCCTCGATTGTTTATCGATCTCATAATCTCCTCAAGAACCATCACACATTCTTGATGGAGACCCAGCATTGACTCAAGACGTATCATGGCTGCATCATTATTCACTCGCTCATCAATATCACCTCTTATGACGCGCTCCATGAATTGCTCACGACCTAACTTTTCAAGTTCGTCTTGAGTGGCCTTGCCTGAATAATAAGCAATCAGCAATCGTGTAAGCGTCTTTTTATTAGCGGTTAGCTCACGAACTTTAGCACGCTCTTTTGAAAGCAATGCCAAATATTTTCCATGAAGCATTGGAACCTTGATGCTCTCAAGGTCCAAGTTTAGGTCATCCAACTTTGTGTCGATAACCCATATGTCGAGAATGTCTTGCGTTTTCATCATCTAGCCATAATACCAGGTTTCTAGGCAAATGTACAGAATTAAATGCGTTCTAATGTATATTTTCTGTAAGAAAATGTAGCTGTAGCTTCAAGATATTCAACATCATTGGCCATTGATGTAAATCTAAGTGCTGACAAGCTAGTAGGAAATGCATCACTAAAGAAAGCATTCAATCCGGGATTTTTATGACTTGTCAATACTGTTAGAGTAGCATCTGAGGTAAGAGTCATTGCGCTACCTATTGTATTTGGTGTCGCAAGTGGTGAAGATGCAGATAGATCACGAAGTTGTTTCAAGCTATTAGGATGACCAAGACCCTCAAGCCAGTTAACCATCTCAA